GGCAATTCGCACCACGGCCTTTAAGTCTGTCAGGCCCAAAAAAACACGTTCCACCAGACCGGGACGGTGCCGCTCGCGCGATTCAATGGTGTAACGCCCGTTACACCGTTATACCAACCCATTACACAGGACTTGGAGATGCAGGCCGCCGCAGCGCCAGTCGGCAAAGCCGCGCTCGCGGAAATCCTCGGCTGGAGCCGGCCTAAGTTGGACCGTCGCCTGAAGGGTGATGCCGCCTTTCCGGTTTTGCAGCGCGGCGACCAGTCTGGTGGGTGGCGGTTCGATCCTTCTGCAGTGAAGGCTTACCTGAGCGGTGGCCCTGTGAAGCCGGTCGCCGCTGCAAAGGCGTCGCCATCCGCAGTGGAAGTGGACCAGGCCCAGCTGCGCGATGTGGTGGCCCGGCCTCCAGCGTCGGTGGCGCCTACCGTTCATAAGCCGCGGCGTAGCGCATATCACAGTGGCGAGGCCACAGCCCGTCAGCGGAAGGACAACGCGGAAGCGGCGCTCAAGGAAAACAAGCTCCGCATCGAAAACGGCGAGCTGGTCGAAAAGACCGATGTACGTCAGCGCTCTGCCGACATATTCGCCAGCCTCGCCAATGATCTCGACGGGCTGCCAGACCTGATTGCCCGGAAAATCGGCCAGCCTGATCTGGTGCCACAGATCCAGGAGCTGGTCGACAAGATGCGTGCCGACATGGTGCAGCGGGCCAGGAAGCTCGTGGATGGGTGATCTTACCCTTCCCCCCTATGCCTCGGCGCGGGAAATATTCTCGGACACGCTGCAGCTCTTGCTGCCGCCAACTCGCGAGACCGTTGACGAGTTTGCGCCGCGCCACAGGCTTTTGCCGAAGCGATCTGGCACGGGGTTTGAGCTATATAGCCACGAAGAAGCGCCGTATCTGGTTCTGCCCCAGCGGACGCTGACTTCGAGCCTATATCTGACGACAGCTATTGTTGGCCCAGGCCAGTGCGGCAAAACAGTCGTCGGCGAGAACGCCTTTCAACATGCGGTCGAAAAGCAGCCCCGCAATCTGCTGTGGTATATGCAGACCGACGAGAGTGTGGAGGCCTATGTAAAGGCCCGCATCAATCCAATGATCGGGGCCCATGACGGCATGTTGAGCCGCCTGGGCGACCGTCCAGAAGACGATGCGCAGCACTTCAAGCGCTTCGACGGCATGTGGGTGCAGTTTCTATCCTTCACCTACTCGAACCTGATCAACAAGAATGCGCCGCTGATCATCGCAGACGAATGGGACGCCTATCCGGAGAACCTCGGCGACCCGAAAGCTCTTCTTGATGTCCGCCGCCAATATTATGGCCGGCAGTCGAAACTGCTGGCGATATCGCACCCAGACCGTGCCCTAGGCCTCGATCCCAATAAGCATTGGGGGGCGGGCATCATGCGGCTCTATGCCGACAGCACCAGGTTCGTCTGGTACTGGCCATGCCCCCATTGTGGATGCTGGTCCAGCCCGGTGCCGATCGCGCGCCGTGTGATGACGCTGGAATGGCCGAAGGACGGCACGCTGGACGAGATCGAGCATGAAGCGCACCTGCTTTGCCCGGTCAATGGTTGCGTCATCACGGACCGCGAGCGCCGCGGGATGAACATCGCCGCCCTCAATTCTCCCTCCGCGGGTTGGATCGGGGACGGCCAGGAAATAGCGGAAGACGGCACGGTCACTGGCGAGCTGGTGAAGCGCGACACCGCTGGCTTCTGGATCGTCGGCGCCATGAGCAATTTCCTGCTCAAGGGCATCGGCGGTCTCGCCCGCGAGTTCGTGAAAGCCGAGCGGGAATTCGAGGTCAGCGGCGACGCTCAGACCTTGAAGGAAGTTACCGTCAAGCAGGTCGGCGTCCCCTATGCGATCAGGGGCCCGGTTGGCACGATGGATGCCGAGACGCTGGCGCAACGGGCGCTCGATGAGCCACAGGCCTTGGGTGTGGTGCCGGATGGTGTCCGCTTTCTGACCTGCTGGATTGATATTCAGATCGCGCACTTTGAAGTCCTGGTGCGCGGCTGGGGCATCGGCGGCGAGAGCTGGGTCATCGCCAAGGAGCGGATACCGGCCGAGACCGCTTCCGACACGCTGGCGTGGGTATCTCTGCTGACCGAGTTGGCCGAGCGCCGCTATCCACTGGGCTCAGATCCCGCACGCGGCATGGCGATCCGCGCCGTCGGCTATGACAGTGGCGGCGCGCCTGGCACTAGTGAACAGGCCAATACCGCTTGGCGCGTTCTTCGCCAGCGCGGCCTGGTCCGTAATTATGGAGTTTTGGACGGGCGCGACGTGTGGTCGATGGTGCCCACCAAGGGCGCATCCCATCCAAACGCGCCACGCCTGCAGATTGTCTATCCCGACAATCAGCGGAAAGACAAAAAAGTCGCGCAGACCGGGACGGTGCCGCTCGCGCGATTCAATCCCAACCAGTTCAAGGACGATCTCGCGGGCCAACTGTTGCACGCACAGGCCGGCCCCGGTTTTGTGCACCTGCCGGCGGCGCTGCGGTCAAAGGAAAGCCCGCATGTCAACTTCGAGCAGCTTGTCGCTGAGCGGCGCGACATAAGCGGGAAGTGGAGCAAACCCCACCAGGGTATCCGCAACGAAATGCTGGATCTGATGGTCGGCACGCATGTGCTCGCCTGGCTTCACGGCCTAGTTCGCATCAAGTGGGATAGCCCTCCAGCCTGGGCTTCGTCCGCAGAGAGGAATTCGATGATCGGTCCGATCGGAGAAAGCTCGGTCAACTCACCCGCCGCGCGCGGCGCAGCGCCCGCGAAGGGACGCCGGACCATCGGCAACGTCATGAAGGGTAAGGAATGAGCCAGTGCTATAGCGGCGCGCTCGCCGGCGTGGACCGCGACACGCTGCAGGCCTGGCTGACGTCGGCCCAATCGGCGCTCAACACCCTGGCGCTTGGCCAGAAAGAGATCACCGTCATTGTCACAGGTGGCGGCCAGCACCGCGAGGTTACCTTCGAACGCAATCCAAACAGCATGGCGCAACTCCGCGCCTGGATCGGTGAGCTGCAGCGGGCCCTCGGCACCGGTGGGCGGCGCCGGGCCATTGCCGTGAGCTTCTGATGCCCGAAACTCTTCCGGCGCTGGTGCACCCCACCAACGGGAAGCCGCTCCGCGAGGCGCTTGCCTGGGATAGCGCGATCTCGCGCACCCGCGTGAGCCTGAGTGGTACGGGATCTCTGACGCCGTATGACGCGGCCGATCCCTGGAGCCAGGAACTCAAGAACTGGCATCCCTGGCTGGGTTCACCTGATACCGAAGGTAACCCCTATCGGGACTTCATTGTCAGTCGCATCCGCGACCTGGTGCGCAATGACGGCTGGGCGAGCGGTACCGTCACCAGCCTGCTCGACAATATGATCGGAGCGGGCTTCCGCTTCGTCTCAAAGCCCGACTGGATGGCGCTTTCGCGTCATGCCAAGGGCTTCGATATGCAATGGGCCAAAGAATATCAGGCCTATGTGCAGGGTGAATTCCGCCTCTGGGCTGACGATATGGGCCGCAATTGCGATCTTGGCCGCCGTCTGTCCTTCCGGGAAATCTGTCGGCTGGGCGCGCGCACGCATATCATCGAGAATGATGCGATCGCCATGATGCATCTGCGGCCCGAACGCCTGGGCCGTGGCAGCGCGCAGTTCGCCACTTGCGTCCAGGTTGTCGATCCGGATCGGCTGTCGAACCCGAACATGATGGCGGACCAGCCGAACCTGCGGGGCGGCGTTGAGATCGATGATGATGGTGCCCCCATTGCGTATCACTTCCGCCGCGCACACCAGGCGCAGTGGATGGAATATCAAAAATCCTGGACCTGGGAGCGCGTACCGCGCGAAACCGCATGGGGCCGGCCCTTCGTTATCCACTATTTCGAAAGTGAGCGGGCGGATACGCATCGCGGTTGTGGCGGTCTGCTGCGCCCGGTTCTGTCGCGGCTCAAGATGCTGTCTCGTTATGACAGCGTGGAATTGCAGGCCGCAATTATCAATGCGGTGCTGGCGGCCTTCATCGAGGCGCCCTACGACCCGGAAAGCATGGGCAGCGCGCTCGAGGCCCAACTCACCGGGGGCGATGTGCGCAATGCACAGCTCGGGGTCTATGAGGATCTGCGGCAGGGCTATCACGAAAGCCATGACCTCAAGCTCAATGGCGCGCGCATTCCGCGTCTGTTCTCGGGCGAGAAGTTCAACCTGACCACGCCGGCGCGCCCGCCGGCAGCCTTCGAGGCCTTCGAAGGCGCAATGATCCGCAATGTCGCCTCGGCCACGGGCCAGTCGGCCAGCCAAGTCTCACGGGATTATTCGAAGAACACCTATTCGGGCGAGCGCGCCGCGATGATCGAGGCCTGGAAGAGCATCGGCCGGCAGAGGTTCGGGTTTAGCCATGGTTTCGCGCTTCCGATCATCGGCTGCGTGATCGAAGAGATGCATGCGACCCGGAAAGACATTCCGCTGCCGCGCAAGGCGCCTTCATTCCCCGAAATGCGGACGGCCTATTGCCGTTCGCGTCTGCTCGGGCCTGGCCGCGGCTATATCGATCCGGTCAAGGAAGCCCAGGCAGCCGTGCTTCGTATGGATGCAGGGCTCACCACGCTGGAAGACGAGTGCTCCGAACAGGGGTTGGACTATGAGGAAGTGCTGTATCAGCGCGCATTCGAGCGCGAGCTGTTCCAGAAGCTCGGTCTGCCTTTCCCGAAATGGTTTGGTGAAGAGCAGGCAACGTCTCAATCCGAAAACGCCCAGCAGTTAGCGCAAAAGCCGCAGGCCGCCTGATGGACGTTGCAACGCATTTCCCGCTTATCCTTCAGCGGGTCTTCAACACGCCTCTGGTGTTGCGACCTGAGAAGGCGGAGATGGTGCGCCTGGCGTTAGCTGAGCGCATTGGCGTGGCCGATCCTTCTCGCTTTGCCATCTTCGACGAGGATGAGCGGGCCATGACCTTGGGCGGGGGGCGTCGGGTCGAGCGCCGCGGCTATGATGTCATCGACAATATCGCCATCATACCGATTTGCGGCACCTTAGTGCAGAAGCTCGGCCAGGCGCGGCCCTGGTGCGGCATGCTGGGCTATGACAGCATCCGCTACAACTTCAATACCGCGCTGGAAGATGAAGAAGTCGATGGCATCCTGCTAGACATCGACAGCCCTGGCGGTGAAGTCGCGGGCTGCTTCGACTTGGCTGACGCCATGTTGGCGGCGCGCGGGACAAAGCCCGTCTGGGCTCATTGCAATGAACAGATGTGTTCCGGTGCCTTCGCCGTCGGCTGCACCGCGGACCGCATTATCTCTGCCGGCACAGGAGTGTCAGGCTCGATCGGCGTGGTCTGGATGCATGTCGACTGGTCGCAGTTCAACGCCGATCACGGCCTCAACGTCACCTATATCACCCGCGGCAAGCGGAAGATCGACGGCAATCCTGACCAGCCGTTGAGCGACGAGGCGGCGGCAATCATCGGCGCGCAGATCGATGCGGTTGGCGAGCGCTTCGAGGCGCTGGTTGGCCGCGCGCGCAATATCGATCCCAAGGCCGTCCTCGATCTGCAGGCCGGCGTCTTTATGGGTAAGGAAGCCAATAAGAACCGGCTGGTGGACGAGATCATGCCGATTGACCAGGCCTTTGCCGCATTCCGCCAAGAACTCAACAGCTAACAGGAGTCTCTCATGACCGTTCGCAATCGGCTGAAATCCACGGCCGCTCCCGCCTCTTTCCTTCATCTCAGCAGCATCCCGCGCAAGCCTGCGGCGCCGACGGAAGCGACGCCGGCTGCGGAAGCTGCTGCGCCCGCCGCCTCCGCGGCTGAGGCGCCTACGGCCTCTGCCGCCGCGCCCGCTGCCGAAGCTGCCACCCCCGCGGCCCCAGCCCCTGCAGTTGCTGCGCCCGCCGCGGACGAGGAATGCCATCGTGGCGAAGACGACGATGACGATGACGATGACGACGATCCCGAGGGCGACGAGGAAGAGGTGAAGAAGGCGCAGGCTGCTGGCCATGGCGCCGCACTCGCCGCCGCCACCCGCATGGAGCGTCGCCGCTGCGCCGCGATCTTCTCCAGCGAGCATGCCGTGGGTCGTGTCCCATTGGCCTGCGAACTGGCTTTCGACGTCACCAGCAACATGAAGGCCTCCAAGGTCATCAAGGTCTTGTCCGCCACGGCTCCGGAAAGCGACACCAATCCGCTCGCCGAGGCCCTGGTCTCAATGCCGCGCTATGACATTGGTCAGAGCGGCGTCAAGCCGGGCGCGAAGTCGCCGGATCAGGAGCTTCTGGCGGCTGCCCAGGACCGGGCCAAGGCCACCAGCAAGAAACAGTAACCGCACGGCGCGGCGGACGCGCTTTTCATACCAACGTTCTAAGGAGTTCCAGCGATGGACGCTTTTCCCGTTACCATCAATGCGCCGCGCCAGCTTTCCGCGGTTGTGAAATGGGACCTCGGTCCCGTCGTTTCTTATGAAGACCTGATCTTGCTCGGCCTCAATGCCGATACGGTCTATGAGCTTGGCACAGTGCTCGGCAAGGTCACGACCGGCGCCCAGACCGTGGGCGCGCCCGTGGCCGGCGCTGGCAACACCGGCAATGGTGTCTTCACGCCCGCCAATCCGGCGGCCGATCCCCTGGCGCAGGCCGGCACCTGGCGGGTGGAATTCATCGGCGTCGCCGCCAATGGCGGTTTCTTCGTGGTGTTGCGCCCCGATGGCACCGTGGACGGCTATGGCAAGGTCGGCACCGCCTATACCGGTGGCATCAAGTTCACGATCGCGGATGGCGCGGCCGATTTCGTGATGGAGGATTTCTTCACGCAACCGGTCAGCTATGCCGCGGGCTCTGGCAAATATGTCATCATGGATCCCGCCGCGATTGACGGCAGCCAGAACTTCGCCGCCATTCTTGGCGAGCGGGTTTTCATCCCCGCCAATACCGATGTGCACGCCATGGGCATGGTGCGCGACGGTGTGGTCCTTTCCAGCGCTCTGCTCTGGAAGGATGGCGTCACCAACAACCAGATTGCTGCCGCGCTGGCCCAGGCCGCGGTGGTTCGCATCATCACCAAGGCCGACGGCTGAGCCGCCGCTGATTAACCCGCGCGAGCGGTTCATCCACCAAAAACCAGGAGAGTTTCATGACCTTCCCGAACGGCAATACGGCCCTCGCGCCGATTGTTTTTCCCTATACCGCCCTCGGTCTGACCAGTGCGATCGATGTTCTGCCCAATCAGTGGGGCCTCATCGGCGACAAGGGCATCTTCGAGGACATTGGCCACGACAGCACGATGGTCGAGATCGATTATCGCGATGGCTTCATCGAACTTTTGGGCTCGGCGGCGCGCGGTACCGTTCCGGTTGCCGCGACGGGCGATGAAGAGCAGGCCAAAATCTTCAAAATCCCGCACTTCCCAGATATGGACTTGATCACGCCCAAGGATCTGGAAAACAAGTTCGCCTTCGTCCCGGGCGACAACCAGGTCAAGCGCCGTCGGACCGTCCAGGACGAGATGACGCGCCGGCTGGAGAAGATCAAGCTCAAGCACGATCTGATCCGAGAGTTCCTGCGCATGGGCGCCATCAAGGGGCAGATTTACGACGGCAAGCTGCGCCTGCTCTATGACCTGTTTGCCACCTTCGGCATCACCCAGCAGGTCTTCTCTTTCAATTTCTACGACAACAACTTCGCCGTGCGCGAATTCACCTACGAAATCTCGCGCTATATCGAACTGAACATGCACGGCGAAATGTCGGATGGCGTGGAAATTCTGGTGTCGCCCGAGTTCTTCTCGGCGCTCACCGCCCACCCCAATGTCAAGAGCTTCTTCCTGCAGAACCCAACCGCCTCGGGTTTCCAGGGTGACCTGCGCAAACGGTTCACCTTCGGCTCAGTCACCTTCGTGGAATATAACGCGCAGGTGCCCACCTCGGCCCTCACCGGTCCGCTGCAGCAGCAGACGCAAGGGATGGGCGGCGTGCAGCGCTTCATCGAGGCCGGCGTCGGCTATGCCTATCCCACAGGCACGCGCGAGAGCTTCAAGGTCTATGATGCGCCGGCCTACAACATCAACATGCTCAATCAGCTGGGCATGCCGGTGTTCGTCAGCCCGAAGGTCCTGGACCATGGCATGGGCGTGGAGCTGCTCAGCCAATCCAATCCGCTGGCCCTGTGCCGCCGCCCCAACATGCTCTGCAAGGTGGTCGCGGTGACGGAAGATCCTGGCCCGTAATAGTCAGCAATTTCTCCGCCGATAATCGCGCTTAGGGCGCAAAACTGACGAGGACGACATGGCAAAGAATGACAAGGCCGGAAAGGTGGACTTCGAATTCGGGGTCCGCTTTGGCCACAGCTTCAAGGACGGCAAGGTAGAGCATTATGAGAAAGGCGCGAAGGTCTCTCTCAACAGGCCTGCCGCCGAGAAGTTCGCCAAGATGGGATTGGGAAAGATCGTGGCCGAGACGGCTCCTGTCGAACTCCAGGCCCCGACTCAGTAACATGCCGGACGATCCCAAACACGAGACTTTCGTCTCCACCGCGACCATCTATAAGCCTGGCACGGGCCTGCCCTTTGCGCCTGGATCTGAGGTGACGCTCCACCCCGACCATGCGGCCGAATTCCGCAAGGCCGGCCTGGAGCAGCCGAAACCGATCCAGGAGCCGGTGCAGGACAGCAGAAAGCCAGGCGGCAAGAAAGACTAGGCCCATGCCCGTCGATCTGGACGCGCCGAACCGCGCCGCGATGCGCTTGTTCGGCGCCGCGGCCCAGACCGGCAGCAAGTGGACCTATACGCCGCAAGGCGGCCAGGCCTTCGCCCTGGATGTCATTTATGACGAGGCCTGGGCGAGCATCGGAGTACAGGCGGTGGGGCGCGGCGCGATCGCACCTGTCTCCACCACCAAGCCAGCGATCACCGTTCGCCTGGCCGACGTGCCCCAAGGCGTGACCCTGCAGCAGGACGATCAGCTGCAGGACAATTTGAGGCAGCGCACTTTCACGGTGGCTGATGCTCAACCGGATGGGATGGGCTGCATGCGCCTGTTTCTCAATGAGACCACCTGATGCTGTATCGCGCCCAGGTGCGCACGACCGCGCTGGAGCTGCTCACCGCGGCGATCACGCAGGCGGGAGCGCAGAAGACCAGCAGCAAGGACACTCCGGTCCCATCGGGTAAGACACCATCGATCGTCGTTTATACCGATGATGTCAAAGAAGGCGATGGCGGATCGCCGCCGCAGTTCAAGACAACGGTCCTGACCACCGTCGAGGTAGTTGCAGAGGGCAAGACAAAAGACGAGGCGGAAGCGCTCCTCGATGCACTTTGCGAAACGGTGGAAGACGCCCTTTTGGGCGGCATTCCCTTCGTAAAGCTGTTCGAAAAGCTGCTGAGCGTCGAGACCAAGACCGATTATCGCGGGATCGACACCAAGCTTCATTCCTTCATTGGCGTCATCGAGATCAAGGGCCAGGTCACCGAGATTTTCGAGCCGACCATCACCACCGACCTCGGTGGCATGAACATCTACGTCGACAGCGTCAATATCTTCGATCCCAACGGCAACTACGGCGGCCAGGAGCCCTTCCAGTTCCCCGACGCGCCGCGAACCTCTGGCCCCGATGGGCGGCCGGAGATTTCCGGTTCGGTCGGGCGACCGCAGGTCCAGAACCTGGCCACAGAAGCTGGCGATGAAATTCAGACCGAAGATGGCGCGACCATCACCACCGAATAGCGAAATTCACGACTAACAGGAGACGATCCTATGCCCGCCATCGGCTTCAAGACCATTCCGGCCAACGTCAAGGTGCCCTTCTCCTATTTTGAAGTTGGCGCCGGGAACGCGGGCAGCTTGGAAGTGCAGAACTCGCTTATCATCGCTAACACCATTACCGTGCAGCCCGCCGTCCCAGTCTGGGTGCCCAATGTCGCCCAGGCCGTCGCGCTCTTCGGTGCTGGCTCGATCGCCGCTGCGATGGTGGAGAAATATTTCGCCGCCGATCCGAATGGCGCGCTCTATGTCCTCCCGCTGGCCGACGCTGGCGGCGCGGCCGCGGCGGCTGGTCAGATCCTGTTCACCGGTCCTGCCACGGCCGCTGGAAGCCTCGCGCTTTACATCGCCGGCCGCGCGGTACCGGTGGCCGTGACCGCGGGCATGACCGCGGCCCAGCTCGCCACCGCCGTGGTGGCAGCCATCACGGCCTGGGCAAGTCCGAATGGCGTCACCTTGCCGGTCACGGCCGCGGTGGACGGTGTCATCCAGGCCCAGGTGAACCTGACGGCCAAGAACAAGGGAACGCAGGGCAATAGCATCGACATCCGCCTCAACTATTTCGGCGCCCAGGGTGGTGAAGCCACGCCCGCCGGCATCACGGCCGCCGTCACCGCCATGGCGGCCGGCGCCACCGATCCCGATCTCACCGGCCTGGACGCGATCCTTGGCGATACCAACTATGATTTCATCGCCATTCCGTGGTCGACGGCGACCCAGCTCAACGCCATGAAGACCTTGATGGCCAACGATACCGGCCGCTGGTCCTACAACCGGCAGGACTATGGCCATGTCTGGTCGGCAAAGATGGATGCGGACGCAACCGGCGCCACCAACATCGCCTTCGGCATCACCCGCAATGACCCCCACGTCACCTGCGTGTCCTATGAGCCCTCGCCGCCCGCGCCCTGGGATGTCGCGGCCGCCTATATGGGTGCCGCGGCCGACAGTCTGCGTGCCGATCCGGCGCGCCCGCTGCAGACCCTGAACGTTCCCGGTCTTTTGGCGCCGCCGAAGACCGGCCGCTATACCTGGGCGACCCAGAACACGCTGCTGTCCAGCGGCATGGCGCTGATGGGCTACAATGCCGACGGCACCTGCACCATCAAGCGCGCGGTCACCACCTATCAGAAGAACCCGGCCGGCGTCTCCGATCTGTCCCTGCTGGACACCGAAACCCTCTACAGCCTGATGACGTTCATTCGGCAGCAGAAGGACGCGCTGGGCATCGCCTTTCCGCGCGCCAAGCTGGCCGATGATGGCGTCAGCTTTGGCGCCGGAACGACCTTCACGAAGGGCCAGGCCGATCAGCCCATCACCACGCCCAATGGCATCAAGGGTGTCTGCATCGCCACCTATGCCCGGCAGGTCCAGGCCGGCCTGGTGGAAGACACCAAGACCTTCGCCGCAGGCCTGATCGTGCAGCGCAACGCCAACGATGCCAGCCGTGTCGACATGCTGCTCGACCCCATCCTGGTCAGCGGCCTGCGCGTTTTGGCCGTGCTGGTCAACTTCTTCCTTTCCGACGCCTCCGCGCAAGCCGCGCAGCAGTAAGCGTCCCACCCATCCAACTATCGCAGGAGCTTTAAGCCATGGCTGCACAGCGCGTCGGCGGTACCGCCTATTTGAAGATCGATGGGGCCCAGTGGACCCTCAAGGGCAAGGCGGAAGTCATGCCCATGACCTCGAAGAAAACCGCCATCACCGGGCAGGACAGCGTGCACGGCTTTTCCGAAATGCCGCTGGCGCCCGGCTTCAAAATGACCATCACCGATCTGGGTGGTGTCTCGGTCCAGCAGCTGCAGGACCTGGAAGACAGCAACATCACGCTGGAGTGCAACAACGGCAAGACATGGATCCTGTCCAGCGCCTGGCTGGAAGGCGAGGTCAGCGTGAACACGGAAGAGGGCAGCTATGATGTCGAATTCCGCGGCATCGATATGCAGGAGCTGGTCGTCTAATGACCAAACCGGGGGAAAAAATGAGGTTGGGGGACAAGATCAAGCTTCCGCTTGAGAAACCGATAAAGGCACACGGAAAGGAAATCACCTATCTCGAATTCCGGTATCCGAGTGGCGAGGATCTTCTCGAGATTGGGTCACCGAATTTCGCTCCCGATATGCAGGGGCACACGCACTTCGACTTCGCCATAACCGGACAATATATCGTCCGATTGGCCGATGTCCCTCTTTCGACGGTGAAACAGATGGCTCCCATCGACATGATGAAGGCGGTTGGGGTTGTGGCTGGTTTTTTTCGCGGGTTGGGGCAGACCCAGACGAACTCATCCGAAGATACTTCGAGCTAGCGCGGTTTTATGGCGGTGGGTTGAGCGTTTTCCGCCTGACCTTTCCGCAACTGCTTATAGCTCTCCGAACGGCTCATAAAATCATTGAAGCCGAAACGCCCCAGGATTGACCCTTGGACCAGACCTTCCGCGCCATCATTGAGGTTGTGAACCGGGCATCCGCCCCAATTCACAAGATCAATGCCGACATCTACAGCATGATCGCCCCGATCACGGCGGTGGGTGCGGCGGTCGCCGCGGTGGCGGAAGAGACCGGCATCGTCGCACTGGGCGAACAGGCCACCGTGGCGGTCGAAAAGGTCGGAGCGCTCGGCCGCGAGCTTGGCGCATTGCTCGGTCCTCTGGCGCTGATCGGTGGCATTGCTTCGGCAGAAGGCCTGCTCGAGATCAACAAGAAGGCCGCCGAGTTCGGCGAGGCGCTTGTTCATTCCTCCGAAAAGACCGGTGTCGATATTCCGGTGCTGGCGCGCCTGCATTATGCCGCCAAGCTCGAGGATGTGGACCCGGCCGTCTTCGACAAGGGCATCGAGCGGCTTAATGCCAATCTCTTCAAGGCAATGCGTGGCAAAAACAAAGACATGGACGCCATGCTCACCAAATTCGAAGGCGCGGGCTGGCGCAAGCACATCCACAATGTCGAGGATGCCCTCGGCGCGGTCGCCGATGCCTATCAGAAGGCGCAGAGCCCCTTCATGAAAGCGGGCGTTGTGGCCACCGCCTTCGGGCAGCGCATGGGCGCCGGCATGATCCCGGTGCTGCTCAAGACCAAAACAGAGCTGCGGGAGCTAGGCGACGAGTTCGAGCGCTTTTATGGCAAATGGACGCCCGAACGCGCGAAGGAGGCGCAGGAGACGGCCGATAACTGGAAGCGGCTGAGCGGCGCCGGCGAAGGGCTGGCGCTGACCATCGGCTCTGCGATCACTCCCGCCATGATGGATATGCTGGTCCCGCTGCGGGAATGGATCGTCCAGAACCGGGAGATGATTGGCCAGAAGGCCAATGCCTATGTGAAACAGGTCGGTGACGGCCTGAAAGCGGTGGACTGGAAGGGGATCGGTGAGGTCATCCGTTTTGTCTGGTCTGGCTTCAAGGGTCTGGCCGACATTATCGGCGCCAAGGGCCTGCTTATCGCCGGCGCGGCGCTGATCTTCGGGCCCATCGTGAAAAGCGCGATCGAGGCCGCAGTGGCGCTGGGGCGCCTGGCCTTTCAGTTCGGCGTCGCGGCCGTCCGCATGGGCATTCTGGCTGCGACAGGGGTCGCAGGCTTCTTCGCCGATCTGGTGACCGGCATCCGGCTCGCCATTCCGGCCATGGCGGCCCTGGATCTGGCGATGGATGCCAATCCTATAGGCGTTGTGATCCTTGCGGTTGGCGCTTTGGCGGCCGTCGTATATGAAATTTACGAACATTGGGCTCCGATCGCGCGCTTCTTCCAGGGCATCTGGGAAAAGATCAAGGCTGTGTGGCAGCCAGTAAAACTGTGGTTTTCGGACCTTTGGGGCGGAATTCTGCACGAAATCGACGCCATCTGGAGCAGGATCAAGCCGGTTTTGGACGCCATTTCGGCCTTCTGGCACCGCATGGATAGTCGCCGCGGCGATCGGCGCACTTCGGCAGAGAAAGATCACGATGCCCGCATGAGCGGTGCGCGCGCGGCCGCCGCCGCGGCGAACCGCGCCGCCTTCAACAAGGCGCTGGGCGGGGCATTCGCTTATGTCGGCGCGATCGCGCTGCAGTTGCCTGTGATCTCCGATGCCGCCGCGCTCGGTAAGAGCCTCCAGCAGCTCCATGATGTCGGCCGCGATGACCGGCTGGCCCGCGAGCGGCTGATGACGCGCCCGGGCGCCACGGCTCTGGCTGGGCCAGGCGGCCAGGTGGACTTGAACGTCAATCTGACAGGTCTTCCGCGCGGCGCCACGACCAGCACCGATGTTCGCGGTCGCGGTCTAAACCTCAAAGTCGGCAAGAGCTTCAGCCACTCATGAGTTGGAAAGACAATCTGCTCCCGGCATCCTTCCGGGGCGTTCCGTTCTTCTATGAAGATGTGAGCCGCGAAGGCGGCCGGCGACTGGCCAACCACGAATACCCACTTCGCGAAGACAATTTTCTCGAAGACATTGGCAAACGGGCGAAGGTACATAACGTCCGTGCTTATGTCATGGGCGATGACTATTTCTCCGCCCGCGACGCACTGGAACAGGCGCTGGATGCCGAAGGGTCCGGCACCTTCGCACATCCCTATAAAGGCAACCTGACTGTTGGTTGCCCGGTCTATCGGATCACGGAGACCACGCGGGAAGGCCGCATGGCCTTCTTCGAGATAACCTTCATCGAAGCCGGCACCCAGCCCTCGCCGACGTCCAGCGGCAGCACCGACACCCAGGCCTGGGACGAGGCCGACGATCAATATGGCGTGCTGGGCGACGATTTCAGCAGCCAGTTCTCGCTGGATGGCCTCGAGGGCTTCATCCGCGATGCGCTGGCGGGCAACATTTCCGCCCTGGTCGAAGATCTCGGTGCGCTGGTCGGGTTGCCCAGCCTGCCAATTGGCCTCCTGACCGACGTCTTCGATGCGGTGGTGGCCGCAGGTGATGATCCGGAAGAGCTGGGGCAGGCCGTGCCCGCGTTCTTCTCGGCCTATGCCGCCGCCGTCTCCGACATCCTGCCGGTGGACGATCCCACCCTCTCTTCGCGTGGCCTGCCGCCGGTCACCGATCCCAGTTATGGGCTGGCCTCTTTCGCGGTCTGGGGCAGCAATCTCGAGCCTGTCGCTGGCACCACGCCGCAGCGGCTGAAACAGGCTGCCGACCAGTCTGCGCTGGTCGCACTGGTCCAAGGCAGCGCCGTGGCGGCGCTGGCGCAGGTCTACGCGCAAACCGAATTCGCCAGCGCGGCCGATGCCGAGACGGCGCGGGCCCAGCTGACCGACCTGATCGACGCCCAGGCGACGCGCGCCGCCGATATGGGCGATGATATCGCCTATGGCGGCTGGATGAATGTCATGCGGGCATCCTCTACCGACCTGACGGCCCGCGCCCAGCAGCTTCCGCTGCTCCTGACCTACCAACTGGGCGCCAGCCTGCCGGCGGTGGCGCTGGCGCAACGCATCTACCAGGACGGCAGCCGCGGCCCCGAGCTGGTGGCGCGCAACGCCGCCCCGCATCCGCTGTTTATGCCGATGAAGATAGAAGCGCTGGCGGCCTGAAAGACCAACGAGCCATGGCGGATGACAAGCTTACGCTGACCATCAATGGCCAGACCTATGAGGGCTGGAAAGAGATCAGCGTGCAGCGGGACCTGCGCCATTGCGCAGCCGACTTTGAGATTTCGGTCACCGAACGCTGGGCCGGACAGGATCAGCCGTGGCAGATCAAGCGCTTCGATGCCTGCACGCTGGCGATCGGCGGCGACACGATCCTGACGGGATATGTCGACCATTATGGTCCAGGCTTCGATGCCACCAGCCACACAGTCCGCATCGGCGGGCGCAGCAAGACAGCGGATATTGTGGATTGCATGCCCGACATTTCGGGCGGCCAGTTCAACAACTACAAGCTGGACCGGATCGCGAAAGCGATCTGCGGACCGTTTGGTGTCAATGTGGTGGTGGCCAAGGGTACGGATCTGGGTGATCCCTTCCCGAACGCCACCATCGAGAAATGCGAGACCGCCTTTGAATTCCTGGAAAAGCTGTGCGGCCTGCGCGGCGTTCTGGCGTTCGATGATGAAAAGGGAAATCTCATCCTTGCCCAGGCTGGCTCGGCAGGCACTGCGGGCGCGCTCGTCCAGGGACAAAACGTCAAAGCCGGCCGGGCCCAGCTCCGGGCCGACAACCTCTTCTCGGAATATGCCGTCTATGCCCAGGCGCCCCTAGCCTTCGACGGCCAGGACAGCCAGCTCGAGATCATCGCCAAGGCCAAGGACGCTAGTTGCCCGCGCTTCCGGCGCTTTGCTGAAATGGCGCAGGACCCGGCCGACACCGCGCGCGCCAAGCTTCGCGCGAAATGGCGCGCGGCTCACAATTTCGGCGAGGCGACACAGGCGACCTTGACCGTGCAGGGCTATCGCCAGCCGGATGGTTCGCTCTGGCAGGTCAACCAGATGGTGCCGGTCACCTGCCCATGGCTGGAGATCGATCAGCAGCTTCTGGTGGGCGGCGTGACGTTCCTGCTGGATGACAAGGACGGCCGCCGCACAGACCTGCTGGTGGCGCCGCCCGAGGCCTTCTCGCCGGCACCGCCCAAGGCCAAGAAGCCGAAGGGCGGTTCCTCAGTGTGGACCGGTAGTATCTCATGATGGACAAACTCCGCGCCATGGTCACGCGGGGCAGGGTGGCGCTGGCAGTTCTCAACCCCAAGCGCACCCTGGTGCAGCTTTCAGGCCTGGCCGAAGAGACCAAGGACAAGATCGAACTCATGCTGCCGCATGGCATGAGCGCCCGCCCCAAGAAGGGCGCGGATCTGATCCTTCTGCAGGTTGGCGCCAGCCGGGCGCACCTGGTCGCGCTCTGCGCCGACGATCCGGCGCTGCGCATCCAGGACCTGCAGGAAGGCGAGTTCGGCTTCCGCGACGCCAACGGCCAGCAGGTGGTGTTCCGGCAGGACAAGCTGGAAGTGACCACACCCCTAAAGCTTGTGATGACCATCACCGGCAACCTGGAGCAGACGGTCAACGGTCAGACGATCCTGACCTGTAATGATGTCCAGCTGGGTGCGGCCGGCGGCAAGAAGGTGGTGCTGGACGGTGATCCGGTGGTTGGCGGCGGAGGTGGCCACGTCCAGGCCTCATCCACCAAGGTGAGGGCAACGTGACCGACATTCGCACCCGCCACGATGCCAGCCAGAATGGATTTGGTTTCGATTGGGCGATCGAGAAGGGCGCGCTTGAGGCTGATGACGGCCTCGAGACCGCCGTCATCATTTCTCTATTCACCGATCGTGTCGCCGCAGCCGATGATGATCTGCCAGACAACAGCGGCGACCGCCGCGGGTGGTGGGGCGACATGGCGCTGGATGACGGCAAGCCCGATCCGATCGGCTCCCGGCTCTGGCTGCTTGCCCGTGCCAAGGCCACGACAAAGACGGCTGCTCGGGCCCAGCAATATGCGCTGGAAGCCTTGCAGTGGCTCAAGGATGACGGTGTGGCGGGCGACATTGAAGTCACCGCCCAGTACGTCACGGCCGAGCAGCTGCGGCTGACGGTCAACATCGCTCGCCAGATGGCGGGCCAGCCGGTCAACCGACGCTTCGACTATGTCTGGAACCCGTCGAAGCCTGTTCCTTTCGTACTTTCGCTTCCCCCGCTTCTCACCGACGAGGGCGGCCATCCGCTGATGACCGAAGACGGCACGCTGATCAGTCTCTTTTAGGACCGCCTGATGCCCTGGACGCGCCCCACCTTGACGCAACTGCGGCAGCTCGCGCGCGGCATGTTCGCCGCCAGGCTGTCCGGCGCCGACGCGGCGCTGCGCCGGTCCAATATCGCGGTCACCTCAGACGTGCTGGCGGGCATGACCAATGGGGAATATGGCTACCTCGACTACCTGATCCGCCAGAATTTCGCCGACACGGCCGATGGCGACTATCTGTTGCGCATCGGCTCCATGTTCGGCATGGCGCCGATCCCCGGTACTAAGGCTGCCGGCAACGCCGTCGTGACCGGTATCGACGGCAACAATGTCCCGAACAACCTGACCCTTTTCCAAGACAATAACGGCAACACCTATCGCACGACCGCGCTGGCGACGATTGCCGGTGGCACGGCCACGGTGCCGATCGAGGCCTCTGAAGGCGGCACGGCGCAGAACCTTGATGCCGGCGCCCAGCTGGAACTGACTACGGCTCTCGCCGGCATCGATGCGAATGCCGTGGTGGATGGCGCCGGGCTGACGGGTGGCACGAATAGCGAAGACGTCAACACGTCCTTCCGGACCCGTGTGCTGGCCCGCTTGGCCCAGCCGCCGCAGGGCGGCAATTATGCCGATTATATCGCCTGGGCGAAGACGGTCCCTGGTGTGACGCGTGCCTGGGTTTATCCGGCCAACCGCGGCGGCGGCACGGTGGACGTGACCTTTGTCATGGACGGGCGTGCCAACATCATTCCTTTGGTCGCTGACATCAATGCGGTGCAGGCCGCGATCAACGTCAAGCGGCCGGTCTCCGATGACTGTCTGGTCTTTGCCCCAGTGGCGACCACGGTCAATTTCCACATCACCGGCGTGACCGATCCGGTCGTGCAGCAATCCATCCAGAATTCGGTCGCCGATATGTTCACCGCCGATACGCAGGCGGGCGGTGCATATAACCCGGCGACGGGTGGCACCTATTCAGGAGGTCTTTCCTTCCAGGATCAGATCGATCCGGCCGTGGCGGCCGGGGCGGGCGACACCCCTTTCGTCATTGTTGCGCCGGTAGCCGACGTCACCTGCCTGACCGGGCACATTCTGGTCCCAGGCGCCTATACCTGGGTCTGACCGGTGGGAAATCCTTATTCCAATCTCGGCCCGGATGATTTCCAGCACGCCGCGCTGAACCTTTTGCCCCGTGGCCCAGCCTGGCCGCGCGATCTCGATGGCATCCTGGCCAAGGCGATGGGCGCGATCGGCGATCTGTTCGCGCGTTTCCACGCCGATGCGTCGAACATTGTCGACAACGAGCTTTATCCGCCAACCACGGCCGCGCTGCTACCCGAGTGGGAAGCAGCCTATGGCCTCCCTGATCCTTGCACGCCGCAGCCGCAGACCATAGAGCAGCGCATCGCCGCCCTGATGGCCAAGATTACCGACCTGGGCAGCCTCAGCCGGCAGAAGTTCATCGATCTCGCGGCCGCCATCGGCTACGAGATCACCATCACGGAATTCCTGCCGTCATCCGGTATTGGCACTTGCATAGGGCCCTGTACCGAGCCGGTTCTGGCTTATGCCTGGCGCTTCGCCTGGCAGGTCAACGCCCCCGCCACCACGATCGGTGTTCTGACCTGCAATGGCGATTGTGTTTCGCCGCTGCGTTGGTGGGGCAACGAAGATCTGGAATGCACGCTGGGCCGGAAAAACCGGGCTACGCGCTTCGTCCTGTTCTCTTACTCATAGGGCCAAAATGCATCGTATCGACACGATAACGGCGGTCGCCGTCATGCCCGTGCCTGCCGCGCCTGGCGCGGCGGGCTATTTCACGGGCGGAACCCCTGGTCCGGGCGCGCCGGTGCCTGCCACCAATTTCGATGCCGATTGGTGCAATGCCCAGCAAGAAGAGCTGATGTCCATCCTGACAGCAGCCGGCGTTGCGCCTGACAAGACCAAGGTCAATCAGGTTCTGAGTGCCATCCAGATCCTGACCCGGATCAAGCTCACCGCGGATACGACCTTCTATGTCGCCACGACGGGCAATGACGCCAATGACGGACTGACCGCTGGAACGCCCTGGGCAACTCTGCAGCACGCGGCGGATGTGCTGGCCACCTCCTATGATTTCAACGGCAAGCAGGTCACGATCCAGCTTGCTGACGGCAACTATGCTGCCGCGGCGACCTTTATTGGTCCGTTCGCCGGCATCAAGGGTAAGGCCATTCTCATCAATGGCAATGCCATTACCCCGACCAATGTCGTTGTCCAGAACACGATCTCGGCCAGCTATAGCGCGCCCATCCAGGTCAAGAATTTCAAGGTCGCAAGCGTCGGCACTGGTCTCCAGGCCACAGCGCCTGGTGGCGTTATCAATGTTGGCGTCGGGATGGTGTTCGGCCCCTGCACCGGCCCTCAGCTCTATGCCAATGGCGGCGGCCTGGTCTCTCTCGCCACAAATTGCACCATAAATGGCGGCGCTTCGAACTTCATTCTGGGCCAGCAGGGCAATATCTTCATCGGCGCCGGCATAACGATCACGCTTACCGGGACGCCAGCCTTCTCGAGTTCGTTCATCGGCGCCAGCGATCTGAGCAGCATTCTTTTCGGCTCCGGCGTGGCGGTGACCTGGGTGGGCGGCGCGACAGGCACCCGATATGCCCTCACCAACAATTCGTCCCTGAATACGCAAGGACAATCGAGCACCTGGCTGCCCGGCAACGGGGCGGGCACCACGGCCACCGGCGGCCAGTACGCTTAAGGGGAACATCATGGCGATCGTCACAATTCAAATTCCGCTCAGCGCCAGCCGCGTGTCTTACGGCAAGGCCTCGTTCGAACCGGACCAGAGCGGCGCCCTGGAGGTCCCCGATTATGTGGCCAAGCCGCTGCTGGGGCTTGCTGGCGTGACCGGTCCGGATCTGTCGGGCCAGACCTCGGCGGCGCTGCTGGCCGCGTCGGATCAGGACTTCCAGGCCAATTACCTGTTCTGGGCCTTTGGCCAGCCGCTGCCCGACCAGGGCCGCATCGCGGCCGCTTCCGCATTGCTCGCCGCGCGCGGCGAGCCGGCCGTCCGTTTGGCCTAACCCATCGATCACTTAGCAAGAGGATCTTCGATGAAAACGCA